ATGTCTGCATCAGCTTTGCCGACTGGATCCAGCTTTGTTTCTTTCATTGATGGATCATCGTCTTTCATCATTGAACCATCTGGCATCTTGTGGCTGCCAGCTTTTTTCTTTTCGTTTCTTTCTCGAAGCATCTCTACATATGCTTCTGCGATAGGATTATCCATCCTGTTCTCCTTAAATGAATTGTTGACCGACATACGCGGAAGCTACTACTGCGACGAGAATCCAAAACACACGATTTATAACTTTCGTAGTGATCCCATTTTCGTCTACCTTTTTTTCGATACTATCGACTCTTTCTTCTTGTTTAATCATCCTCTCTAACAGAAAATTCTTGTCACCTTCTAAGGCTATAAGCTTCTCTTCTGCTCGGGCTAATGATATAACTATTTCAGATAGTTTATCTATCTTAAATTCTATGCGATCCAATCGCTTTTGACTCTCTACCGTTTCCATTAGTTATCTACCTTTGATCCGCTGCGCCATTGGTGGCAGGACCAGTAATTGGCTTTCCACTTTGGTCCAGGATTGTCACAGTTATGTCGTGCACGGTAACTGGCTCGACGCTTTGGGTCATCGCGTTTGATCTCCATGTCAGGATCGCCAAAGCGTACAACAACAACAGACTTGTTAGGGCCCATTGTATAAACCTTAAACTTTTTCGAAGGAACTTCATTAGTGCGGATAGGGTCATTTAGCTTTACTTTCTTGCCGTCATGTACAGCCTCAGCAAGTTCGTAACCTTCACGTAACACGTGAAAAGGAATATCTACCGCCGATTCGTTAACAGGTTTTTCATGAGAATAACCAAGTTTTTTCATTCGCAAGTGGGTATCTAATGTATTAGCATCGTGTGCAGTGCCATCTTTATCGTACATCTTGTGTGGTTTAAAGTCATCAATCTTAGCTTGTTTCTTGGCTTCTTCTTTACCAAGATTACGTGACCAACGGCCTCGTGCTCGCATATACATCTTTTGTATTTCAGTCATTTTCATTTGGAATCGCCTTTGATGTATGAGCTAAAGGATGTGTGTGTATTTGTAATAGGTACTTCGATAGGAATATCAATTGATTCCTGAAGCTTCTCAACAGCGTCAAGCCATTTACGAAGCTTCTTACCGCCAGATTCAACTAAGACATAATTAGATCCTAGCATAACTACAGTACCTACTTCTTCTGACTCTTTAATAACAACTTCATCACCCACTGCGAATAGATCACCTTGGATGTAAGCTTCACGCTCGTTTGATACGGTTTGTAATTGTATATGTTGACGGAAGTCGTGTGACTCTTTAAGACCCATAGCAGTACGCAGATCATTAAACAGTTCTTTATCGTCTTTAAATCCTTTAGGAAGGCCTTTAACGAATAAACTAAAGTCGTTGGCTTGTGCTGCTGCTCTCATCTTGGATGCAGACATACCAGATACTCCTTCAGAGTCTGGATCTCTTTCGCCTGCAGAGATTACATTAACTCCACCTTCGAAGTTATAAAAGCCGTGACGACCTTTGACAGCATTATACTTACCAATCAATGCTTCAAATTCTGATACACGATCTGATCCAACAACCATATTAACTCGATTGAATCCTTGATCATATAGTTTAACTAAAATGTCAAATACATTCTTAACAGACTTATCCAACTGTACTGCACGAGCGTGACGTGGGAACATCTTACGCATGTACTTTACTTTAGTAGAATGGTCTAATGGATTCTTTTTAGAGTCTTTTGTTTGTGATGGATATACCATATACTTAGAACCACGTGCAACTTTTGCAGCGGCATCCATAAGTTTCTCATGGCCAACAGTGGGCGGATTAAACCGACCAAACGAAAATGTAATTTCTTTGGTAGCTTCGGTGACGTACTCGCCGAATGACTTAAAGGACATTGTTACTTAGCTCCAGATGTTGCGTTTGGAGCCAGAGGAGATTTGCCTGGTTTATTCTTTTGGAGCTTGGCTCTGTCTTTGGCTCGAACCGTCTTCAATAGCTTCTTTGCCATTGTTTTTATCTGCATTTTCTTTTTAGATAGCCGGTCTTCAAGACCCTTACGAGCTGCATAAGACAACTCTGATTTAGGCTTATCTTTAAGAAGCTTTTTAGTCATTGCAACACGTGCACCTTTTTCGGCACGTTTCATTAATACTTCTTTAGACGCTAATTTACGCATAGATCTTTTACGACCCATTTGAATCTTTGCTCTGTTACGACGCATAGATTGTTTCAGCTTCATACGCTGCTGAGTGTTTAATGCTTCTTTAATTTCTTCCATAGTTCTTCCCATCAGGATTAGCTTTTTTGCCAGCCTTTAATTACATCAGAGGAAAAGTTATTAAAGCTGAACGTCATACGATCAACAAGCTTAACTGCTCCACCTTTTAATTTATCAATTGCCACAAAACCTTCTGCACCTGTTACAGTGTATCCAGACTTTGTTTTAATAAATGTATCAATACTGTTTACTTTATTAAGTTTATTTATAATAACTAATTTCGCCACTACTATGGCGTTTTGTAGGTCAAATATAGATTTCAAGTTAGCTTTATTACTTGTAGAGAAAAACTTGAGTAACTCATCTCGCTTTGCCATCTTACGGTCTTTAGCAGCTGGCGTTTTTACCTTGTCTGCTTCTTTTTGGAATCTTTCTTCGATCCACTTGATGAGACCTTGTACATGTTTTGCCGTATTTGTGATTTTTTCTCCTCGTCTAACAAAGGAGTTATTATACGTTTCGATGAGTCCGGCCATTTCTTCGTTTTTCGAAAGATCATTGAGGGCGTTGCCTTTAATTTTATTAAAAATCTTACCAGCTTCACTGAGCGCTTTCGTGACTTCGTCTGTATCTGCTTTTGTAAGTGTAGCCGTTCCCGATAGGTCTCTGAGGTTTGCATCCTGAAGCCACACAGAAGGCGCCTTTTTGAATGAAGAAGCTTTAACGCCAAAGGAGGCTCGCATATTTTCAAACGAATCGCCACTATAAGAAGTGTGCACAATAATTCCGATTCGAGCTTTACGTATATACTTGGCTTCCATAGAATCAGTGCGCACAGCGTACACAATAGTATTGGGATGAAAAGTAATATAGTTAACGCCATCGATAGTCTCCGGTTTTAGGTCCTTTTCCGTAAACATAAGATCGCCTTGAATCACGCCAGTAATCCCGATCTTGCTTAATTCGTCGAAAGCAACCTTGAGTTTTACTGATAGATCTCCAGACGTATCTTCGTCAATATCAGCGTGAGATTTATATACTTTAGGGTTTTTATTAAAGATACCCTTCTTTGCCACGAAAAACTTCTTATCGGTTGGATCTATACCGGCAAATACTGCAGGCGCACCGTCCCATTTAACCGTAACATTAACAGACTTCTTCGCACTGCCTGCTAACATATCTCTCATGGCTCTTAAGGCTAAGATAGATTCTCTTGCGCCATTAACGCCACCATATATCACACGATCTTCAATGTGAGTCATGTGGGTATTTTTGCCACTAGTGGCTTCGGTTACTAGGTGTGTCTTAAAGTTGATCATTAATGCTATGAGTCCTTAGAAACCGTATTATTGAGTATTATACGATTATTTATATGTTTCTGATACTCCAAAAGTAAGACCTCTTGCATTTTATATGCCTCGATCTCCCATGGTCGGTCGTAATATGGTATGGTAGAAGGTAAAAAAACAGGATACTCTTTGCGAATATCCTGTTTAATATGTACCATCTCGTGAAAGATAGCGGTTAATAGATCGTCACCAGCAAGCTTACGGTTGATACGTATAACGTACTCTCGGTCATCGTAGCCCTGGTCAACATCTGCGTCTACATCCATGTTGCAAATACGGACTGTTACAAAGATCTTGCGGATCCTAGGTAACAACCGTTTGCAAGCAAAGGCGAGTGCATCATCCTTAGATGACAATATGTTTACGCTCTGCGACGATAGATGTAGGCATCAACACGATCAGCTACATCTAATGGTATAAACCATTCAAAAGCGCCAGACCGCTTAACAGTGCTTGAACGTCCCTGACATTTAACATAGAACTGATAGTCCATCTTCGAGGCCCGAAGATCTTTGTTCATATGCTTAACCATAGATCTAAGATCGTCAAGTTGAAACATGTCAGTGTGTGACTCATAATCAAATGTGCCAATGTAAGCTGTGGACTTACGAGCTGTGTCGTTTTGTATTCCCATGATGTATCTCTCTTCTCATTAATATGTAACCATTATACCACATGTGAAGAGCTTTGTACACCTTTAATTTCGCCTTTTGCGTTTATTTTTATAATTTTTTCGGATTCAAGTATATCCAAGGTGAGTTCAGAACCAGTCTTAAATCCAGACTTATACTGATGTTTCATAGCTATCACAAATAGAATGAAGAGACAGGCAAATTGCCAATATTCAAGAAACATACTAATCAATTTTATGCAGTTTTTTGATGCCGAGAGACCAGTTCTCTGCAGCATCTTCTACATACCTTAGGGTTTTATTAGGAAATTCTTCAATGAAGAACCGTTTGTCATTGCTATCAAAGTACTCGATATGAGCGTATTCTTCTTTGTAGTTCATGTGAACTTCAGCTTTACCTTTGTTACTCTCTGCATAGAATGTACTTAAACACTTACCCATTGGGCTTACTCCTTTGGTAAAAATTGCTTAGTCATAGGGAATATTTGTACGATAGTTGCTGCGATAGCTATGGCAAGATCCATGTGTTCTTGTTGTGTTCCATTGCCAGCACGTAGTTCAATGTAGTGTATCCATGATCTAATAGTTCCGTTAACATATAGCTTAGAAACTGTGTTACCTTCTGGAAGTACAACACGAGCTTGCTCTTTTGCTATACCATTATCTATAGCCCAGGAATAGGCTTCTTTAGCATGATCGATAAGTGATTGTTGACGTTCCATCCATTCCGCACTTAACATTGCATCATCTGTTGCAATGCTGTTCTGACGGTTCTTTGTGTCTTGTAGACGTGCGTCCCTTAAAACAAAATCAGCATCAAGATCGCGGATGTCAGCATACCGCTGAGAAAACTCTTGAAAGCTAAATGATCTATGGCGGAGGAGCTGTCTGGCAATGTCTCGGGTCGTGACGACTTCGAGGGTGGCTGAGCACATTTCAAACGGTGACCAGTGCTTGTGTTTGACGAGGTAATTAAGTAAGCCTGCCGTTGTTTTAGTGTTAGCTTGGTTGGATGGATTGGAGACACGCGCACAGTACGCGACGAGATCCTGTATGTTGTCGAGTCCCTTATGTGCAAGTTCGCCTCCATGAATTCGGCCACTCGGTTGAGTATAGCCTATTAGCTTAGCTTTCATTATATATCCTATTTAACAGATCTAAGTGGAAGAAATTCAGAAGACATACTATCCTGATAATCATTACTGTAATACTGACGAGTTACAGTGGTCTTTTTAACACCGCGGTCATGTTGCTCGTATGTTACAATATATTGTTTAATAATTCTATCTTTAGGTCTAGTGACCTCATTCATAAAGGGTCCAGATGCGTCGGTTGTCATACTTTAAAATCTCCAAAGTTCTTTGTTTCACGTTTATTGAATGTATTTATCGGTGTTGCTGGCATCGGCTGACCTACAAGGTTCTGGGCAGCGTCTTCTACATCATACAATCGCATACGAGATCTATCAACACCTACAATAAAGCGAGTGTTTATTCCAGTATCGTTGTATCTGTTTTTGAGCTGCTTGACGAGCATTTGTCCAAGTCCTTCGAGCTCTTCGTTTGAGATGAGAGCGAACATAAGATCCGCTGTAGCAGGTAATCCGAATGATTCAGACGTATCCTCGAGGCCGACATCACTCGAGCCATATCCACTTCTAGTTGTTTGAGTCGCGCTGACAATGGGGACATTGAACTCGACCGCAAGTCCTCGAATCTCTTCTGCAATAGATTTGATAAGGGAATATGTATTGATTCCACCTGATAGTCCCTTGATGCGAGATGATGCACATATGTTCAAGTAGTCTATAAAAATAATATCGGGTGCAAAGTTCTTCTTAAGTTTAAGTTCATTAAGCAATGCACGGAAGTGTCCTACGTGTGCAGAGCCGGTGGGGTATTCTTTAATAATAAGAGAGCCATCAGTCTTGCTGGATATCTTATTCACCTTATTATCAAATGCTTCCTTGGATAACTTCTCAAGTTGATCGATTGGCGTATTGAATAAGTTAGCATCAATACGCTCAGCGATACGTTCTTCAGACATTTCCATGGTCAAATACAACACATTGCTACCGCCAGTTAAAGCGCCTGCAGCCATATGACACATAAACAAAGACTTACCGACACCTGTACCAGCAAGAGCAATATTCAAAGTCTTCTTAGGTAAGCCGCCTTTAGTAATCTGGTTGAATTTATCCAGATCAAAAGGAAGCTTTTCTTCCGTAGTATGATAAAATTCATAACGAGCATCAGCACTACCAACATAGTCATGGCCGATGTTAGTATCAAAAGAAACACCTAATGCATCTGACAGAATTGTAGGCAGAGCATTCTTGGTTTGGTTCTCATCACGACCATCAATAATTTCAATCGACTTCATGATGGCAAGATAGATTGCTCTGTCTTGACACCACTTCTCAGTTGATTCTAGAAGCCATTCAGTATCAGCAGCTATTGGTTCCTTAATAGTATTAACTACTTCGTGCGCCTCAATGAAATTATTACCAGACAAGTTGGCATTGTCTAACTCAATAGACAATGCCTCTGGTGTTGGTAGCTTGTTGTACTTTTCAACAAATGCTACTATTTCATTAAACACAAACCGATTAGCGCCTTCGAAATACTCATTCTTAATGAATGGTATTGACTTGCGAGTAAACTCACTGTTTGTCAGAAGGTTCCTTAGAATCGTTGTCGGTAGTGCTGTTGTCATTATCATTTCCTATTTTATAATCGCCAGTCTCAAATGCATCTTCAAGGATGTGTTGTAACACACCTCCTATATGATCCTGGAACTGTGGATTCCCATCGAGAGTTTCATCACCCTCAATAAGAGTCCACCTAAAGCTCAAGGATGCAATGCCCTCATCATCTTCAGTGATTTCATCAACCTTGGCGCTTACTTTACCGTACTGGTACTTAGTACCTTTCCACTCACCTGTAAGCAGTTCGACGGTATAGAAGTCATCCTCGTTTCTTTCAATGAATTTATAATCACTCTTGGCTATATTATACACTATTTTCCTCCGATTGTACATCATTAATTTCATCTTCATCATCACCTAACATTGATTTCAAACCAATGGTATAACGACTTTTGATGTGATCAGCAAAATCAGTTTCTTTAAAGATAGGATCCCAGAAGTCTTTGGTCAACGTATCTTTCTCACGACACTTAGGATCAACAAGCTCACCAGTATCACGATCGATACGACAGTACCAGCCATTCTGAGGTTTGCCTACATAGTTACCTTCTAGTGCAACATCAAGTAAACCTGACATAGCTTCGATACCACCGTCCCACGTAACGGACACGGGGATCTTAGACTTCTCTTTAACAAAGCGAGACTTCTCAATATTGATAATGAAGTTGTAACCTTTGATCTCTTTGCCAACCTTTTCTTGTTGACGACCAATGATCCAGATGTTATCAGCACTATAGTAGATACCAGTACCACCGGATACCACAGCCTTACTAAACATTTCCATAGTCTGGTAAGTGTGATTGATGGCCAACATAGGAACATCTTTCATCTTCAGGTATGGAGTAATCATACGGAACAGACCTTTAAGTGCTTTCGCACGGGTCATATCAGCAACTGATTTCTCATCTAATGCATCATCT